CCTAAAAACGGCGAATGGCTTTGCACACTTCATGGAAATATCCTAACTAATGATGATCAGAAGAAAGCTTGTATGAACTATGAGGTGATATCGTGACCGTCACCGTAGGAATTGATCCAGGCCGCAAATGCAGCTCCGAAACCGTCAGCACAGTTGGCATGATAAATTACAAGAGGTTTCATAGTTTCATCTCCACAACTCGGTTACAGAAATAAGCCGTGTTAGTTTTCTTATCTACCAAGGCTTTACCATTCATACAAGAGGCTAACATAATAGTTACTCTACGGGCTTCCGTACGGTGAAACTCCACGGCGTCTTCGATATCCTTAGTTTTCATCCAGGAAAGCAAGACTAGGAAGCAAAGCAGAACGGCTACAATAATAGCTCCGTTTAAAGTTGAATCTACGATACGATCACTGTTCAGTTTCATCTTGTTTCTCCACTACGATTTCATTGACGGTTACTTCAGGTTCTTCTTCAACTTCTCGGGTAATTTCGTACTTGATAGCTTCCGCGCAAGTAATCGGGTAACAGAGGGTTTTACCCAATTCAAGCGATAGCCATAAAATGAGAATATCCATTTCTCTTCTCCTAGTTATTTGTTAGATGCCCCCATTATAGCTGGGGGTTTCTGAAAAGTAAAGTTATTTGTGTCGGGTTTCCCAAAGCCATCTAGCTATTAGTAGCGCTTCAGCTCTATCTATATATTTCTTTAGGTTTAGTCGTGCCTAAAAACGGCGAATGGCTTTGCACACTTCATGGAAATATCCTAACTAATGATGATCAGAAGAAAGCTTGTATGAACTATGAGGTGATATCGTGACCGTCACCGTAGGAATTGATCCAGGACTTTCCGGAGCCGTAGGAGTACTTGATTGCGGAGAATTTGTTCGCGTAGAAGACATCCCCACTACCCTTAAAGGATCGGGAGTAGTAAGTCGCGAAGTGGATCCAAATGGTTTGTATAAGATGATCCGTTACGTAACACAGGGTCACGAAGGTGTCGAGATTGCCTTAGAGCGTGTTTCGGCTATGCCAGGCCAGGGTTCCTCTAGCGTGTTTAGTTTTGGGGACACCTATGGCTGTTGTCGCTCCGCCGCGACTATTTCGGGACACCCTATCTTCCTAGTGCCTCCCGCAACCTGGAAAAAGCACTTCAAGATTGGTAAAGATAAAGAAGAAGCAAGAGCCTTAGCCATTCGCCTCTTCCCCGAAGCACCACTAAACCTAAAGAAATATATAGATAGAGCTGAAGCGCTACTCATAGCTCGATGGCTTTGGGAAACCCGACACAAATAATCCTTTACTTTTCAGAAACCCCCGGCTATAATGGGGGCATCTAACAAATAACTAGGAGAACTAAATGATCGATCAACTTCAATTCATGCTAGATGGTGCTAATGTTAAGCGTTACCATACGGTAACTACTCTTGTACCTGAAACCGTTGGTCACCACTCCCATGGAGTAGCCTTGTTGGTTTTTATGTTGTCTAAAGAGCAGCCATCAAGTAATTTGGTATTTGCGGCGTTGGTGCATGATCTAGCTGAGCATCAAACGGGAGACATGCCTAGCCCTAGCAAACGGCAAATGGGTATTAGCTCCCAGTTTACTATGTGGGAAGAAAATATTCTGGAAGACTCAGGCTGGATGCATGAAGGCTTAACTCCGGAAGAAGCCAGATTGTTGAAGGTTGCGGATATAGGTCAAGGTGCGCTTTACTGCGTAGAAGAAATTCAGCGAGGCAATAGTAAGATGAGTATTGTTTTGGATCGCTATCTTAGTTACGCTAAATCTATGAATCTTGCCGGTAACGAAATCGTATTTTTCAACACTATTAAGGATATGTTAAAATGAACAAGGATCCGATCGAGCAAGGAGAACACAAATGAGAAAGGTAATGGTAAGCGACAAACTGCACCGTGACGGAGTGTGGAAAATGATCGAGCGCGGCGAAGCGATTTTCCACCAATTCGGCTGTGAGTATGAAGAATTTCAAGACGGCCCAGGCAATTACAGCGTGGCTATCGTGGAGTTCGCAGACGGTAGCGTTGAGACAGTAATGCCCAGCTGCATTCGGTTCCTGGATAAAGGAGAACGTAAATGAGCAGTCCATATGATTGGAGAATCAATGAAATCGAGCAAAAAGCTGAACGCGCTACTAGCCGTCTTTATGAACTGGATGCGCTCAGGAGCGAGTTGGATCGTATGGAACATACCGTGCGGCAACTTGGCTCCGAAGTTGTTGAGCTTCGCGCTGAACTCCAAGCCTGTAAAGATCAACAGACGCAGTATCTGATCGAGCAAGGAGAACGCAATGCTAGGTAACAAAACCAAACAACTTAAATGGCCCGACGGGTATTGCCTTGATCCCGATGGAAAGATGATTCCTCCTGCGGGAAAGCATGAAGACTTTAATTTCGGGTATGAGATCGGATTCCAAGAGGCGTGGGACATTCTAAATTCCGCGCTCAGGGCTGTCGATGTGAAGCGCGCTAGGTCCGCCACCCAAGGAGAATGAAATGCTGACTAACGAACGGATTGATAACTTTATCGAGACCAAAACGGGTTACGTCCCTGAGCCTGAACTTCGTAGCCTATGCCGCGCCATCGAGGCCGAAGTCCTGGCGGAAGCGCAGGAGCCGGTAGCCGAGGTTCGTTGGGCAGCAGATATACCTAACGGTATCCTTGAAATCGACATGATCAAAGGCATGACGCCACCAGTCGGGACGAAGTTTTACGCTGCCCCCGCCTCCTGCCCGAAGTGCGCGACTCTGCAGAGCGACGGAGAAATAAACACATGGGCTAGGGATTTAATCGACGCTGCCGTGATCACCGCCCGAGGAGATCGCAATGCTGATTTTGAGCAATGCTCAACTATGCTGAATAATGCAGAGCGTGAGATCGAAGCTCTGCAATCAAAGATCGCCGAGCTTGAGGATTCTGTGCGCGAGGTGGAAGGTCAAAGAAACTCGTCAGACAAAAAGATTGGAGAGCAGGCCGCGCTGATCGAGAAGTGCGAGAGAGCATTGCGTGATCTATCAGGGATGGGGTTCGCAGACGAAGCCCTCGCCGCCATCGCCAAACACAAAGAAAGGATTTAGCATGACAGCTAATGATAAACAGGTAAGCGGTAGTCATTATAAACCGGCTTTAAAAGGCGGGGTACAACATTGGGACTATTGCACTATGGTAGATGTACCTAACCTTGAATATGCAGCCTCAAAGTATGTACAGAGGTGGCGTGACAAGAACGGCATGGTAGATTTGAACAAGTCTATTCATTACCTTGAAAAACGTATTGAATTGGCTTGCAAATACCCAAATCGTTGGCGGGGTGCAACTCCAAATAGCTTCCTATTTAATAGATATGTTGAAGCTAATAACATTCCTCAGAAAGAATCACTTATCATCCATCGAATCATGCATTGGGTACATATTAGGGAACTTCAAATTGCTATCGAGGAAATTAATAATTTGATTCAAAAAGAAGAATACCGAATTATTGAGGAAGAAGGTAGTCCAACCTCAGGTTACATTAATCAGGATAGATAACATGTGTATAATTCATAAGATGGTTCAAGGTTTTGGTGGTATGGGTGACGGATACGTTTGTGTTAAATGCGGATATAATACGTATCATAGACCATTAAACGCAATAATTATGCGTTTAATGGTCTATGATCTCATGCACTTCTATACCTACCCATACATTAGAAAGTTTAAGGATATTATTACATGGGAAACCGATACAAATAACTGGACTCATTATTATAGTAAAGAAGGAAACCTAGTGGAGCGGGAGCATGTCTAAAACTATCGTATTTGATACTGAAATATTCAACAATGTCTTTCTACTTTGTGGTAGAGTATTGGAGAATCGTAACGTATTTGCTATTTGGCATGATGAGCCGGATGCTCTTGCTAAGATTCGAGCCGTATTTGAATCTGGTTGCACGTTGGTATCCTTTAACGGTATTAAGTTCGACACTCCGGTAACTTCCGCTTTGCTCGCCGGTAAGTCAATTGAAACGGTTAAAATGATAGCTAATGCTATTATTGAACACCAAATGCAGCCATGGGAAGCCTCGCGCCGTTTCGGTATTCCCGACTTGAAATTCGATCACATCGACTTGATAGAAGTGGCTCCTAGTTTCGTAGGACTGAAGGCTTACGGTGCTCGTATGCACATGCGTTGGCTAAAGGACTTACCATTTGAGCATGATGCTTTTATCACCGACGACCAGCGTTATGACGTACAAGAGTACTGTATCAATGATTTGGATACCACGGAAGAACTTTATAATAGACTAGAGTTTCAACTCAACCTTCGCCGGCAAATGGGCGCGGAGTACAACTGTGATTTTCGTAGCAAGTCTGATACCCAAATGGCTGAAGCAGCATTCATCAAACGCCTAAACCTATCTCGGAGCAAAAAGAAGATACCTCAATCTATAACCTACACCGCTCCGGAGTATATCAAGTTCGAAAACCCAAGTATTCAGGCTATTTTTGATAGGGTTAAGGAAACAGTATTTCCTATGAATCAAAAAACCGGACAGGTAGAACTACCGGATTTCCTAGGTAAAGAACAGATCAAACTTAACAATGGATCATATCAACTCGGAGTCGGAGGTATTCACTCTACGCACGACAAGAAGGTTTGTTATGTGGCGACTAAGGATTACGTAGTTACCGATATAGACGCGGCTTCCTTCTACCCTTCTATCTGGGTATTGTGGGGATCTATTTCCGGGGACTATAACGCGGCGCTCACGGAAGAGTACAGCAAGATTTACTATCGTCGTCTTGAAGCCAAAGCTGCTGGAGATAAAGACGTAGCGGAAGGACTAAAAGTGCCTATCAATGGCTCATTTGGTAAATTACTATCGATGTATTCCGCTATGTATGGGCCGACCCTCGGTCTGTTCATAACTTTGACCGGGCAATTTACCCTTTTAATGCTCATAGAGCGGCTAGAAGCGGTAGGTGCAGTGGCTCTTTCCGCCAATACAGACGGTATCGCTATGGGTTACCCTATCGAGCTAAAAGAAACCGTAGAACGCGTCGTCTCGGACTTCGAGAAGCTGAGTAAGTTCGACTTCGAATATACGCCATACAGAGTACTGGCTATGAAAGATGTAAACAACTATATTGCCGTGAAGACTAACCGTAAGGTGAAAGCTAAAGGTATCTATGGGCCATTAGACTTGAAAAAGAATCCTACGGCCGGGGTGTGCGCGTTGGCGGTTTGCGAATGGCTTGCTAATGGGACTCCATTTATGGATACTATTAAGTCTGCTCCATTTACGGATTTTATATCCGCTCGCTCAGTTACGGGAGGCGGGGTTCAAGGGGATGAACACTTAGGTAAGGTTGTACGTTGGTACCAGACTACGGACACAGCGCTTCCACCGCTAACCTATCGTAATAATGGTAACAAGGTACCCAAGACTGACGGAGCTAGGGCTTGTATGGTGATTGAAGACAAAATAAATCATCCTGCTGATTTAAATTATTCCTGGTATTACTTAGAAGCGGTTAAAATTGCGGCTAACGTCGGGTGTCAAGACTATTTGACTCCAGAAGAACTAGTAATGATAACTCCGATACCTAAGACCCGGAAACCTAGAAAGGTAAAAACATGAACGAACGTACCGTATATGTCGTGTATAACGACACCCGTAAAAACATGTCCGCTGCTGAGAAGTTCGGAAAGCTGAAAGACGTCTACTCCTCCGTAGGGCGCGTATACAACGGAGATAAGTTGATTGAGCACGCTCGTCGGGTATTGGACAACTGGCAACCTGGGGATTATCTTCTGTTGGTAGGGGATCCAACTCTGTGCGGTATCTGCATGTCGGTTGCTTTGGAAAACGAAGAAGAAATCAATGTTCTTCGATGGGATCGTATCAATTTCGACTACGTCCCACTTCGACTTAATTTTTCATATCAGGAGGTGCAAGACTAATAACTGAGGTATAATTGTTTTCGTACCAAATCGATTGGTATATAACTATAGGAGTCAATAGCATGAGTTGGAAGAAATCCCTAGTAATCGGGAAACAAGAACTGCCTCCGCGTATCTGCATTTATGGCACCCACGGTATCGGCAAGAGCACTATCGCTAGCCTGTTCCCTAATCCGATCTTTATCTCTACCGAAGACGGCATTGATGGCCTGGACGTGACTAGCTTCCCTAAGGCTACTCAAATTAGCGATATCGCGGACAGTATCAAAACCTTGATCAAAGAAGAGCATGATTTCAAGACGGTGGTTTTGGATACCGTTGATTGGCTGGTAGAGCCTCTCATCGTAGAAGACGTCGAAGCTACTCACGATGCAAAAGACCTCGCTTATGGTAAAGGTCAGATGCTAGTGGCTGAAAGCTTTCGAGAGATCCTGCAAGGTATGGACATCTTGCGTCGCAAGCGTGATATGAACGTGGTCTTGTTGGCTCACGCTAACATTGTCAAGTTCGAATCTCCGATGACCGAGCCTTACGATCGCTATCAACCGAAGCTGCCCAATCGCTGTAATGCGCTCTTGCAAGAGTGGGTAGATGTCCTGGGTTTCGCGGCGTTCAAAGTTATCATCAAGAAGGCTGATGCGGGATTCAATAAGGAAACGACACGAGGTGTTACCACCGGAGAGCGTTTGCTTCATCTGGTTGAAAACCCGGCCTATCTGGCTAAAAACCGGTACTCAACTCCAGATTCCATTGAGCTGAAGTACGAAGACATTATCAAACACATTCCCGCTGCGATTTCCTTTCAAAATCAGGCGAGGATGGCGGAAACGTACAAGTGAGAAGTCTGCAAAGCGCGCTCGGGATCGAACCGGGTCACCTCTGCTGTTGCTGTCATACACCTATCCGCCCGCCGATATCAGACGATCTACCAATATAAACCTTCCCGTTGTTTATACAACGGATTATGTAAATACCAGATTTGTCAGAATTCAGCAGGCGGAAATTCATATAGTCTCCTTAATCCCAGGGATTCTTTTTACCCGAAGCTTTAGGAACCTCTTTTTTAGGAGTCTCTTTCTCCGGTTCGGGCTTGGTATCGTCCCCAGTTTCTTCTACCGGATCAGCCTTCGGAGGAGTTTTCTTCTGAGGAGCAGGAGCGCTGGCTGCTTTTTCTGGCATCAGGAAGGCGCTGATCTTGTTCTTGTCTGAATAACCGCCTGTACCTTTCTCGATGTCCAGTTTGGCTTGGAAGTTACGTTCCAACAGTTCATCGGTGTCCTGAGCATTCGGCTTACCACACGCACGTGCCCAACCTACTACCTGCTCACGACCAATCTTCTCAGCTTTGTCGCTGGAGTTATTGATATTGAAGTTCATCCAGATCTTGCGCCCAGTATGCTCACCTTTGGAAACTTCAAACGTCGTAGAAATGTAGCTGCCATTACCATCTTTGGTAGCTTTATCTTCCGCTTCAGTAGCCTTCAGAGTATATTCACCCTTGGGCAGTACCTCAAAGTCACGGTCGGATGGGTTGTAGTCGTCGGTGTCAAATCCAAATTTGGCCATGATATTTCTCCTAGTTCTTTACGGGAATGTGTTTGATAATGTCTTCGTACTTC